AGCCATTTATAGCTATCTTCCGACGCGCACAAGGTAATATATATTACAAAAACTGCCGACAATCATAAAAACGAGTAAAAACCTTCTAACGTGCACAATTTATTAAATATATTTAAATTTCTTCTAGCTCTTTTTAAATCATATCCCGAAGCTGTAGATAGACCACATCTTTCATATGCTTCATCTATAACTTCGTCTATATTTAAATTAAATGCTGTAGTCCCAGAACTTGCCATTATAATAAATCCTTATAGTAATTATCTTTAGTTAAAACCACACCACCTGTATTAAATTTTTTTCCTCCAGATGTATTTCTAATTTCTTCTCTTATTTTTCTTAAACCTTCACTAATAGCAGACTGTTCACTCATATCTATTCGTAAGTCATCTACTATTGCATTAAATCTTTTTTGATTCGCTGGACTTGCATTTTTATAATATTTTTTTGCGTAATCGTAAGCCATTAAACTATACCTCTATAATAATCTGCCATACCACCCATGTTTGCTTTAGCAATTGTTTTTACATTAGTTGGTTTAGGTCCACTATTACCTGCAGATCTTTTTCTTGCAACAGCACTCTTTTTCTGAGAGTCTGTCATCCTTGCAGCTTTTGCAGCAGGGACACATTTTGGATATTTTCTTTTTGAACTACTCGCAGATTTTCTTCCACATTCTTTGTATCCTCCACCTTTTTTCTTTGAACCTATATCAACCCATTTTTCATTAAACCATTTTTTAAGGCCACCTTCTTTCATACCTCCTGCTGGAACACAGTTGGGAACCATTCTCCCACCTTTTTTCTTCATGCCCTTTTGGACATAACCTTCCCAACAAGTACCTCTACTCGACATCTATCATGTCTCCGTAGTATGAAACTAGACTTTCGTTAGATACTGGTTCTCCAGCAATCTCACTTTTCATGTAAGATCCTACATAAGTACCTGTATTTGCCTTAATTGTTTCTAATGTTTGTGCTTGTTTTTTATGTAATGCAGATGCTTTATGTAAACCTTTTACAACTTTTTTAATTTTTATTTCTGCACCCTTACTAGCTTTTTTAGGTCCCCAATCTTTTCTTTTTACTCCTGAAGGATCTTTTGCTTTACCAGCACAAATTTTACTAGCGTATGCATTCGCATATGCAGACGGGTAAACTTTAAATTTTCTTTTAGCGGCCGCTTTGCCTCTAGCACATAGTTTTGTCATAGTGTTTAAGCCTTTTTCTGTTGTACAATCGTTTTGATTGTATCACTTTTGGTCTAAACAGTAAATGTCCTAGCGAGAGGATTTTTTTTATTGGATTTTTTAATTTGAAGCTTCTTTTTTTGTTTTTTTGTGTTTTTTGGGTCACCTAATTTACCATCTATTTGTTTAGATATTTGTGTTCTTCCTATTGTCATACTAAATCCTTAGCCTTTCCTATTATTGGTTTATACTTTGTTTTACCTTCAGATTTGTATGCATGCAAGAATTGTTTTCTTGGTTGGTCAGTAGTATAGCTACAATGTATCCACCCACTGTTAGGCTCATTAGGAGTATAGAACTCCAATATCAATTGATCATAGTCTAGGTTTTGATTAATCCAATCAGCTAACTCAGCATTGTCTACACCAATACATTCGAAGTCTGCCGCCTCAGCTTTTGCATGTTGACTATTAACTGAGCTGCCTATTTTTAGGCAAAGCTGCTCTGAACGAAATCCGCTAGTTACTTTTACTCTGCCGAAGTGGTCACGTACCGGCTGTAAAATATTTTCACAAAGTGCTTTTAATTTTTCTATTTGACCTGAGTTTGGATTGTTATTGATATCCAAACGGATAGCTGTATCTGATTTAATTAATTCTTGTAAACTAAAATTACGTGTCAATTCCATAATTACTCCAATATTAATTTTTGATCCGTCTACGTTCGACTCGAGCTCCGCCATCGACTTTATACACTGGTAAACAACATTATTATTTTTATTTGATCTCATTGCAACTCGCTTTCCTTTCAAGCACATCGACATTGAGGGTTTACCTGATTCAGGATCAATTTGAATTCTGTGTTCTTTGATCTCTCCGTTGACAATCATAAGTAGGGCTACAATCAACTCCATTAATGACCTCCGTTTTGTCTTACCTTATCTTTTAATTCTTCAATATCAGCTAACGCTTTATCTAACTGTTCTCTTAAAAATTCTATATTAACTTTGTTAGTCATATTCATCTCTTGAGTCTGTTCCATTTTCTCTACAGATTTATAAAGATCCTCAATTAAAAATATTTGCTCCTGGTCCACGGGCACTTGTTCACTTTTTTTAAGCAAGTCATTTTGGAATAACTCACGTGATGTCTCTAACGATACCAACCTCGCAGTCAGCTCCGTATATGCGAACACGCCCATTGCTACGAGCACGATTAGGCTAGCTACCGTCTTCATTGGCATCTGCACACGTGCCTCTTCTCCGATGTTGAGTGGTCTATTGGACACCTGGTCCTCCGCAGAGAGCCAAGACAACTAACATTACAATCAGTAAACCTGTAAAGTAATAGTTCATCCTCTGATACTCCATAAAAACCTAAAATAAATTATTTAATAATTATTGCTGCAACTAAAACTGCAAATACAAGACATTCTATCTTGTGATCTGACCAATAATGAGCAACTTTAATTTTGATTTTATCTATCATATTTGTCTCCTTTGTTTATTCTTTTTACATTTACATCTTGGTGCAAATAATTTGTCTATCCAGGAAGACCAAGTATCTAGTGCACCAAAAAACGAATATATAAAACGATCAATCATTGTTCTAATTAAAACCCCTAGTATTAATAAAATAAATAACAGCCAAAGTATAACATAGACAATAGAGTCTAGAAATAACCAGTATGCTTTTTCTAGCACTTCCAACGTCTTCTTGCGGCACATATTCTCTTATCTGGAGTTTTACTGCAATTAACGTTATGCATCTTCATTTGTCCTGCACTTCTTGCACAGTAAGACTTTCTACGTTTAGAAGCTTTACTGCCTTTTTTGACTTTCCCTGTAACAGCTGTTTTTAATTTAGATCCAGGGTTAAGTTTTCTATAAGCCTTGACACCGGCTCTAGTCATTCCTGCACCTGATTTAGTACTACGATAGTTTTTCTTGTTACGAGCAGGCATACCACCTTTCGCAAAAGATTCTATCTCTAATCCTAAATCAGCGTAGTAATCCATTTTACGTAAATGTAATTGTTACTCCAGCAGTTCCTGCAATAGTTGCATGAACACCTTCTACAAATAAAATTCCAGAACCTGGTACGTATTCAGACAATCCTTCTGTTCCAAATAAATATGTAGCAACAACATCTCCTGTTGCTCCACCTGTTCTTAAAATAATAGAACCACTTGCATTTCCTTTTCCTTGAATAGAAGTAACTCTAGCTCTTCTAGTTGTAGGAACCATTTGCGCTGTGGCTGTAGCATGTGCTACCGACTGATCTGATGTGAAACTTCCTCCACCCATAAATCTTCTCCTTTAATTTGTGGCTCCCGAAGGAGCCACTAGTTTATTATTATAAGTCTACTGCGTCTTGAACAGAATTATTCTGCATGTATAAAACAGTAACCGTTGCTGCACCAGTTGTACCATCTCCGTTAGCACCTGTGAAATCAGCAAGAACTTGTATGTCAGTTGTACCAACATTAGTTGCTTCTGTATCTAAAGTACCGTGAGTAGTTGCTAAAGCTTTAACATTAGCTGTAGCTATAAATGCATCTGCATCTGCTACTGTTCCTACTGAAATAGTTGCTGCACCACCGTCATTGTTTACTGTAGTTACATTTAAAATTACATCAACTATTTGTGAGTTTGCTGGAACTACTGCACATACTTGATTAAGATGTGAAGCTCCAATAATATCAACTTTCACTGATTGAGCCATTATAACTTGTCCAACATTTGTTATATCTTTACCAAGTGTTGTACCTGTAGTGTTTGAAATCGTTCCCGCTTTTATTGGTCCCGAAAAAGTAGTATTTGCCATAATTTTCTCCTTTGTATAGCTTTAAACTTTGTAATCTCTATACCGTCTGACTAGCCAGTTTACAAAGTTAATTTATCTAGTGTTTTGATTATACATAAAAAAAGGGGCAGAGTAAACTCCGCCCCTTTTTAGTTAGTAAGTTTAATTACTATTAACTAGTTGGTAGATTTCCATTACCAAAGACACATCTTGGATCAGAGAATCCAAAAGAGTATCTTTCTCTAGCTTTAAATCTTACGTTTCCTGTATCGAAATCACCTTCCATAGCAGTTTTAATTGGACTTCTGATGAAGTGTTTAAAACCGTTAGGTGCATCAGTTAATAGGAAATATGAATCCGTGTCAGTTAAGAAGTTATTAACCACATAACCTTCTGGAACCATACCCATATTAGCCATTGCGTTGATATCGTTATCAGCAGTTCCGACTCTTTGAGGAGACTTCATGATTCTCTCAGCAGTAAATTGTAATTCTTTTGGAATTATCATTTTTCTACCTTGAGTCGCAATTTTTAATCCTCTTTCATCTACAAAAGATGAGATATCGATTAACGACTGCTCAAGTGAAGTTTCGTTAAGGTCGGCAGCAGTTGCTAGTACGTTTGAGAACGTACCACCTGTTGCTAACGGGTGACTTGCGTTAATTAGTGAAACGCCATCTCCACCGTTAAATCCAGATGTTTTCTGTGCATTGTTTAACACAGATGCTGCTTTAACTTGTTTAGTGTTCGACATAGATCTTGCAAGAGCTCTTGTGTATCTTGCAGCTAATCTGTCGTACAGGTTATCTTCGATCGCTTCCTCAGTGATAGAGAATGCTAAAGCGATTGTTTCGTGTGAGTATCTTGCTGTGAAAGTTTCACCTGCTTGATCAAACACTACTCCCGCACCTTCTTGTTTAACTGGTGCTGAAGCGAAACCGCTTAACATTACTTCTTCTTCAAAAGCTCTGTCAGATGTTTCAGACGGGAAAATCTCCGCATGTTGATTTTCATATCTGTTATATTCCAGGCCGAATAAAGCATTCAAACCTGGCTCTAGTTCTTTAACTAGCTGTGCTCGTGATATTGCCATAGTTATTCTCCTTTATCTATTACGCTAAGCCTGTACCACTTCTAAAGAAGTGATTGTTGATTCTAACAAGAATGTTAGCATTCGATGTACTAGTATCCGAATTATCTGGATCCTGTGATATATCGATTGCTTGTACCGCAAAAGTAGCAGTAGTGCCTGAAGCACTTACGTCTAATTGTACGCTTGATATTCCTGTTTGTGTTACACCGCCTGCAGTAGTAACAGAGTAGTTTTTAAACAGATCTGCTCTTGTAAAAGCTTCATCAGCGTCCATTAAAAATACTGCATCTGGATCATCAACAACAAAGGCAGTGATATTGCCTTCACTTGGATTGATTGAACCAGGGTAGTAATTACTGAACGTTGGCTTTTGAGTAGTTGGATCGTTATAAAACACTCCGTTAAAAACGCCCACAACAGCGTCACTAGTATTACCAGTATGTCTTTCAATATTTCCAGTTGATGTTGGAATAACCAAATCACCTTGGAAAATTGCAGTTCCATAATTAGCTTTGATAGTGTATCTGTTTTGAGCACCTACTAATGGTGTACCGTCTAGTTTTCTGTGCGGTCTTAGACCGAACTTTTCTAGTTGATTTGCCATAGTTGTTTTCTCCGTTTTATGTTTAGTTTAACTCCAAGCTAACTCCGTAGGTAATGCAAAAAAACTATTTTTTACGACTACCACCAAAGGTAACTCTTGATTGCCTATCAATATTGATTGGCATTTCAGGTCGTTGTTCCTTCATTAGATCATTGTCAACCGCATCCATTTGGTCTTGAGTAATTCTATCGAAATACTCTGCACGGCTTTTTAATGTCTCTTCAGGTATCCTTGCCAACACAAGGCCACCGATTCCAATACACCCTTGATACTGCCCCTGATTGATGATCGGGTATTTGCCTACATCAGATGAGTTTTTAATCTCTTCTGCTCTTACAAATTCCCAACCTTCTCTGAATTTTTTGGTTACATTAGCTGTATCCTCAAATCCAGCCACGCTCGTTCGTATCCAACGATGGGCAAAGCCCTGTGGAGCGGGTGGTGCGTCTAAACTCGATGGTGGAGCCCAAGCGCTAGGTTTTTTTGTTTCTTGCCTAGTCTCTGACTGGCGTGAGGTTCGTTTGATATCATTATCCATTTGCATTCTCCTTCACGTATTTTGCGTATTCCTCTAGTGGCACCCCTAGTTTTTTAGCGATAACTATTTGTGACTTGGTGAGTTTCACTGATCGGCGTCCGGTTTGATTTCTTTGTGCAGAGGCAACAGTTTGGACGGGTTTCTTTTGCTCCTGTGGTTGACTAAATTTATGAGGAAAATTATCCTTCATAACTTTATCAATTTCATTATAATACTCATCACTCTCTGCGTCAAACCCCTGCTCAACAAGGTCATTGTGAGCTTGGAATGCAGCACTTGTCATAATTTTATCGCTACCAAACCATTCATTCTTTTCAGCCCATTCTTTAGCTTTACCAGAAGGTTGTGCAACGTTTGTTTGAGGTGCTTGTTGTATTGGTTGTTCTATTTTAGCTTCAGCTTTAGCTTTTTCTTCTTTAGCTTCTTCTTCAGCTTGAGTCATCTTAACTTTTTCTGCTTCTACCGCTAAAGTAGCTATTCTAGAATTTGCTTCAGCTATTTTATCTGCATCTTGATCTGCAATAGCATCTCTTAATGCTTTTTTAGCATCTTCTTGTTCAGCAACAACTCTAGCAGAAAATTGTTCAATATAACTCTTACTAGTTTTTGAAAAACGATTTTTAGTATCATCAAGTTGGTTTTTTAAACCTTTTGCATAATCTAAAGCAGCTTTTTCTCTTCTTTCAGATTCTCTAATTTTAAAAGTTAATTTATCTATTCTTCTTTTAACTTTTTCGGAAACATCAGAAAGACTTTCTTCTTTAATTTCTTTTTTAGGTTCTTCTTTTATTGTTTCAACTTTGATACCTTCAATTCCTTCAGGCTTAGGTTCAGTGTATCCTAAGTCTACTTCTTGTTTAGGTAATTCAGGTTCTGAAGTCTCGACTTTTTGTTCTTCGACTTCAAGTGTTTGATCTTTTACTCCATCAGTATCTAATTCAACTTCTGGGTTTTTTATTTCTTCGGTGTTTTCCATTGTAGCTCCTGTTTAATTGCGTATGTGTTAGTATGCGTGCAAAATATCCTCCGGATTATTAATCTTAGCGATTATTTCGTCATCATTTAAGATACGAACTTCTCCGCCCTCTATTTTGAATCTAGATCCAGCATAACGTCCAAAAATAATCCAATCACCCTTTTTACACCAAGGGCCTTCTGGAAATTTTTGTTTGTCTTTGTAGCAAAGATCTCCCATCTTCAATACATATGCACATACGGTAGTCATCTGTATTGTTTCTTGAGTTGTGTCAGCAAGATAAAGTCCACCTTTAGTTTTTTGAGGTCCAGCGTATGGTAAAACTAAAAGTCTATAACCAGTTGGTGTTGGTAATCGTTCTAAAAGACCTTTATTATCTTCTATAGATTTAACATCTAACTTGGTGTCTTTGATTTCATCTTTTGATTTGTAAGCATCTAATAATGCTTCTGTTTTCTTAGGTACTTCCTTCGAAGTCTCGAAGTTCTTTGTCATTTAGTAGCTCCTGTTTTTCTTGCAGGTCTTTAAGATCCTGAAGCAAAGACTCTAGGCCTTTGATTTGTCCTCTAATATAGTGAAGTTGTTCTAAATTGTCAACGGTATACACTAGAGTTTCTTTCAAAGAATCTATTCTTTTCTCAGCTACTCTTCTTATCAATGGATAGTCTATGATCATTAAAAACTTATATACTAATAATAAGGTTTGTAAATAGACTTGATTTTACCTTCTGCTTTTAATTTTCTTCTATCAGCTTTACTCATTTGATCTAAAACATCATCACTGTGTGTTTGTTTTTTAGGAGTAAATAATTTTTTTAACCAATTCCACATTATATTTTTTGCATCTCTGGACTAGTTGATAAAATATTTTTTTCTGCTCTAGGTCTAGCTATAGAATCTTTACTTCTTTTTCTAAGTTGAGCTACAGCAGATTCTTTCATTTGTTTTTGTTTTCTAAGTTTTTGTAAATCTCTTTCTAGGTTCATTTTTTTCCTCCCCTAAATATTTGAGTTCCCTTTATCCCATAAATACTCGCCACGACAAGAATCCAGAGATTTGTGAACCAGCTCGGGAGCTGCGAGAACATGTCGAAGAACAATTTTACCTTGTCCATCGCTGTCGGATCATCCGATACGACTGCCCACGCCAAAATCAACACGGGCGTTGAGAGAATTATCAAAACGGCCTCGTCCTTCCAGTCCGATTGACGTGCCTCTAATAATTTTCCTTGGTAAGCTTCCTCACCTCGTGCTTGTTTCTCAGCATGTAACAATTGTGCATCTGACATTGCCATTTTTGCTTTTTGTTTATTTGCGTATATCTTACTTCCAGCAGATACAGCTAATTTGATTGCTTGAAACCACATTATCTAACTCCTACAAATTTCATTCCTTTAATAGCAGCACCCATACCTCTAATACCGTCAGGTCTATGAGGACAAACCATCTCTCCGCCACTATTTAATTTTACAGGAGGAACTTGGGGGTTTGGGCCACTCAAAGGAGGTGGCCCTGATCTTTTGCCAGAAACTGTATGTTTTTTAGTCATCTTTTATTTTTTTTATATTAGCTCCAAAACCTGTAGTAGTATCTTTTCTTAAACCTTTTGGTAATTTAGATAAATCATTTTCATCTTCTTTTTTCTTTTTCTTTTT